GGGCAGTCGCACACCACCACGGAGAAGCCGTCCCTCTCGGCGGTCCTCATGGACTCTCTGCCCATCCTGAACTCCTTGGGGCCGTCGAACGCGTCCCATACGGCAGTGATGTTCTCCGCGCGGCCCAGTGGGAGCTGCGATACGAAGAGCACGCTCATCTTCCGCCTCCCCTCGGGTACACGCACAGCAGCACGGCCATCAGCAGGCAGAAACAGCCCCAGATAGCGCTGTACAGCTGCGCATGCCCGTTGCCCGTGAACCACGACGCGAACGATATGATCGCGTTCGCCGTCGCGAACATGAACAACACGTCAACCGATATGCTCGTCCTCCTGTTCATCTCGCCTCCAGCAGCCTGTCGTGGATGTGCCCGCACCCGACCCTCGCGTCGACGAACAGCGGGACTCCCGCGTTCGCGCACTGCTGGCAGAACCAGTAGTCCTCGCCGAGCGGCGGCCCTATCGGGTGCATCGTGAACTGGAACCACGGCGCTGGGAGCCTCGCGAAGGTGTCCACGCGGACGAGCGTGCATCCGAGCCCGTTGCCCTTCACCTGGACGGTCGGGTCGTCCTCGCCGCGCATGGCGTTGAGCTCGTCTCTCCCGATGCTGTCGTCCCAGCCGGCAGAGCCGTGCCGTATCGCGCACGTCAGACCCTCGTCGCTCCTGCCTCGGATGTACCATCCCATGCATATGGCCGCCCTTACCTCGACCAGGTTGACGAGGGCGTCTTCCGGGACTACCACGTCGGAATCCACCATCCACACGTAGTCTACGTGCGCGTCGAGCGCGTTCTGCGCGATTGCGTTGCGCGCATGAGGTATTCCGTACCCGCAAACGTGCTGGTGCACTATCCTGTCGAACACCCCGAAGGCGTTCGTCTCGGCGTACTCCACCGCGTTGCCTATGGCCTCGGCGCAAGCTGGCCTGATCCCGCCGTCGCCGACTGGCACGCTCACCATCAGGCTAGGCATTCTTGCTCACCTGCCAGTCATGCAGTTCGAGCGCCCTGTCCCAGCTCATCTCGCGGTACTGCTGGACGAGCCGCTCTCCCCGCCACCTGTCCGCGCTCCGTGCGGCGTAATGGCGGATGCGCACGAAGCTGTGGTCCGTGAAATCGCACGCGTTGTACTCGGGCGGCATCTGGAGTATGCGCCCCTGGCACAGGTAGTTCATCACGTCCTGCTCTATCCACCTGAACTGCCACCGGTTGAGCGCGTCCACGAACTCGTCCGCCTTGCCGTTCCTGAGCTTCGCCAGGTTCATGAGCGCCACGCCGATGTTGGTGTATAGCAGGTTGCCGACCGAGCGGTGGTTCTCCCTCACGGCCGCGAAGTAGTACTCGTCTCCAAGCGGTAGCTCCCACACGTCCGACACCCTGCGGTTGGCGATGGTGTCCACGTCGAGTGACAGGATACGGTCGATTCCCGCGAACTCCGGCATGAGCGCCAGGCAGCATCGCAGCATCGCCATGTAGGTGTACTGGGTGGACATGTTCGGGCCGTCGGGCGGGAAGAACAGCTGCCCGCTCACGTCGATCACCTCGCACATGTCGGGGAGCCAGTAGTCGTATCCGCCCTCCGTGAGCATCCACACCTTGTCGACGTCGCTGTTCGCTATGAGCGACTTGGCGGCGGTCTGCATGTCGCCGTACAGGTTCCTGGTGCCGGAGTACACCGCGTGCTTCTCCATGTTTCCTCCTTATGCAAGCTTTGCTATCAGCTCGGCGACCCGCTCGGCGCTATGGCCGTCGCACTCGCCCGTGACCGTGTCGACCACGTTGCGCTCGACGGACCCAAGCCCCTTCCCGAACGCGTCCCTGAGAGCCGCGACAAACGCCTCCTCGTTCCCCTGCGCCTCGACCGCGCGCGAGCTGTACCATCCTGGATAGCTCTCGTACATGCCATGCGACGCCTGGTACGCCGCGTGCCCGTCGGTCACGAGCACGTTCGGCCTCCCGAGCACGTAGCCGTCGAACATGATCGAGCTGAAATCGGTGGACACCACGTCGCAGTCGATGAGGTACGGCGCAGACGGGGCCATGTTGCCCACCTCCGAGACATGTCTAAGCTCTTCGCCGACGATCGGGTCGGCCGTGCACATGTGGCGCTTCACCGCGAGCACCTCGTCGTCGCCGAGCAGCGAGTCCACCTTGCGCCAGTCGACCCGCGGCAGGGGAGGGTTGCCCGGCGCACGCCATGTGGGCACGTAGAGGTAGGCGCGCCCGTACTCGGCCAAGAACGTGGACCCGTCGCCCTTGCGCTTCCCGGAATAGCGGTCCGTTATCGGCATCCCGAGGGGGAGCACGCGCTCTTCCGGCAGCCCGAGCTGCGCCATCACGCGGCGCCTTGAGTACTCGGTAGTGCATATCGCGTAATCGACCTGACTTGCCCCTGCGCGGTGGGACTCAGAGCAGTCCAGCCCGTAGAGCTTGTCACCAGATATGCCGTGGCTCACGAATACCGTCCTGACGTTGCCCTTCGTCGGCGAGTATTGCGGTATCTCGTCGGTCACGAACACCGAGTACCTGTCGGACAGCGCTCTGCACGCGTCAACGAGGTACTGCACGAACTCCTTCGGGCCTCTGTAGGCGTCCCAGACGCACTTCAGGTTCTCGGCCCGTTCGAGCGGGCGGTCGGATGAGAACAGCACTTTCCTCATTGTTCCTCCTAACCTGTTAGGAAGTTGATAATCAGGACTTCGCGCCAGATGGAGTACGCTATGGCGGCTATGACTATCGCAACCGGAACCAGCGCTATCAACACGTGGCCGAGGAACATGCAAACGTCGCGTATAGCTTCGCCGAACGAGGTCCCGTAGTCACCGTCGTCTGGCATAAACTCGTCTTCCTCGCCGTACATCATCCATCCTCCGTGTACCTCTCGACGAACTCCTGGCACTCGTTCCACGCCTGGGCCGCGCGGTTCTTCGTGCCGAACACCGCCTCCATCGCGTGGCCCTCGGCGCACTCGGCCCCGTACCTCGTCCCCTTGCCCTTGACGTCGAGGTACGTCGGGCCCGCTTCCGAGCCGCATATCGAGCATTCCCTGAACCTCATTCAGCCTCCTTTCGTTCGAACGGTTTCTCTTCAAAGCAATCCCTGCCAACGATCCGTTCGACGAATTCGCCGTTAACGCTGCAATAGCAGTACGCCGTCTCGTAGCCCATCTCGAGCTCGGGTATCCATGTCGCCTTCTTGCAGTACTCACAATGCTTCCCGGCGACCCCGATCTCGTGGAACCTGCGGAGCATCGCCGTTCTCGTCGCCCTGTCTTCATCGGTCGGGTGAAATGTCTCCCTGAAACTAGCAAGCATCGGATAACAGCCTCGTATTCATTCCTCATCACCGCCGTCGTAGAAGGACACCTACATTCTCCTTTCTCCATCTTGCCTTCTAGATGACCCCCTCGTACTCTTCCTTGTGCCGTAGGTACGCCACGTAGGCGCACAGCTCGGCCATGAAGCCGTCGATACGGTTCACGGCCTTGCCGGACACCTTGTGGAACTTGATGTTCGCGTTGTTGTCGGTCGAGACCTGCACGTTCATGCGGCACCACTCGTTGACAGGGTTGTGCCCGTCGACTATCACGTTTGCCGCGAACTGCGCCCGAAGCTCCTTGCCGGGCATCGAGAGCGTCTGGGGCCCTTGGCGCACCTTCTCGCACAAATCCTTGCCAGTGTACTGCTGGAGCTGTTCCTCGTCCGTCCCGAGGACGTGCCACGGGTCGTAGCCGATGGCGAAGGTCCACACGTCGTAGTTCTGCTTTATCTCCTCGAGCCATTCGACGAACACGCGCTTCGGCACCGTGTTGCCCGGCACGGTCCTCAGCAGCCCCCGCTCCTCCCACTGGCGGTAGGGGACGTCGTCGCGCTCGCGCCTGTACCCGTCGCCCTTCTTGAGCGCCTCCTCCGGCAGCCAGTACATCGACAGCTCGTAGATGTTCGGGTCGTCCCTGCGCATCATGAGGAACTTGCCCGCGCTCAGGTCGGTGGTGTCGGAGGCGTCGAAGCCGCCGACGCCGTAGCGAAAACCGACGTCCGAGTACTTGCCGCTCGGCGGCAGCTCGGGAAGAGGGGCCTCGTTGACGGCCTCCTCGAACGCGAGCCATGCGGCCGCGCGCGACTCGGGCATGTTGAAGTCCTTGGTCATGAGGGTGGGCATGAACGACGGGTCCTGCATGCCTTTGTTCACGTTGTTTCTCAGCTTGTTGCGGCTCTTGACGGTGTCGAGGCCGGGATTCGGCTTTATCCAACAACGCTCGTCGGTCCATTCGCTGCGGTCGTCGAGTTCGTAGAGGAAAGGCAGGAAGGTATCGTCAATTATGGTGCCTTCGAGGACGCCGCAGCCGTAGTCATATTGGTCGTCGAAAAGGCCGTTGCGCTCGAACCCGTTCGTGGTTATGGCGAGGAGTAGCGGCTGCTTCCTCGTCTCCGACGTCATTGCCTGTTTGCAAAGGTCATATTGATCGCGATTGGTGTTCGCGTGCATCTCGTCGAAAAGGACGAAATGAATATTGAGGCCGTCAAGGTTGCGCGTCTGGTTCGTGAGCACCGTGATGTAGCCGTCGTTGCGGTCGAAGATGATGCCGTCCTGGTCGCGGTCTGGAACAGTGCCCTTTCTTAGTACGCCGTTCAGGTCCTTCGACCTACGAACCATCTTGAGGCAGATACCGTAAGCGAGGGACGCCTGCGCTTTCGAATTTGCCACGTTATACACCTGCGGAGCGCCTTCTCCGTCTGCGACGAGCATGTATATCTCGATTGCCGCGCCGAGCGAAGAGTTATGGGTCGTCGTGTAGCGCTTGCCAGCAAGGTACAGGTGGCTCGGATCGTCGACTGCTATACATTTCGATGGCTGGTTCGGTATCCGCTCAATTTTGACTATACTCTTTGCCAGCATCCTCGACGCCAGGTTGTCTTTGAGCCTCGCTGTCTTTCGCTCGAGCTTGAAGCACGTATGCTCCTTATCGGTGAAGAAGAGGACACTGTATGCAATTCCGGCGTCTTTGCCGTTACATTTGACGCGCTTTTCGTGTACGGTCGCCTTGATGCCGAGCGAGGCGCAGAGCTGGGCTAACTGCATTGCTATGTTGCGCGACTTCTGCACGAACTGGCATTGGCCCTTTTTCGAGCAATAGCCGTCCGTGTCCATGAGCCCTTTTAGCAGCTCCCATCGTTGCTCGACGGACGCGGTGAGGTACTGTTCGGGGATATGTTTGTTCTTCAGGAGGCCGAGTTCGCGAAGTGCGTCTTTAACATCGTTATGACGACGTGGTGCCGAGTTCCCACCACCGACGAAGAACGTGTTTCCGACCCTGATGTGCGGAGCCCTTTCGGTATCGAAGCGCTTCACGACCGGGTTGTGGTCTTTGAGGTATTCGAGCATCTCCTCGAGATCGGCCTCGCCAACCGTGATATCGTTGTCTTCTGACGTGCCGTCTCCGAGCCAGACGCCGAGAAGGTAAGGGTCTATCGGCAAGTCTGCCTCGGCGTATTCGACGGGCTTGCACATCGGCACCCTGTACCTGTACTCAACTCCCTTGCCGTCAGCCCTTTTGTGGCAGATGTCACTCTCTGCTATCTCTTGCGTTGTGACATCGAACCATCCGTCGTCATCAATACGGTGTTCACAGTAGGAGTCATACTTACCGTTTTTCGCTTGTCGGCGACTTCCCCTTGTCTGCACGGTCCAGACATGGTCCTCGCTGGCGTTTATCGTCGCTCCGTCCTCGAAGTAGACCCGGTACATTGGCTTGTAGAACACTTCTGACTCGAAGAGTACCTTGACTGGCTTTCCGTTCTTCCCGAACACGTAGTCGCCAGGATGGATGTCCTTCATCAGCTTCCAGCCGTCAGGCGTTGGAATTGGCGTGTTCAACGACAGCGCCTTGCCGTTCTTTCTCGCCCACAAGACCAGCACTTCCTGGAACTGCCTATACCCGTCATCGTCGACAAAGCCGAAGGCTATTTGTATGACAGCCTTCTCGTAAGGCTCGAGCACGAGGAGCTTGCCCGATTCCGGCGAGCAGCAGAAGCGCTCGATGAAGCGGACCGGCTTGAGGGCCTTCTCTATGTCGAAGTGCCACCTCTTGTAGCCGTGCTCGAAGCGGGGCAGCATCATCTCCGCGAGCTGCTTTATCCGCTTGCAGGCAACGATTCTGCCTGACAGAACATCTCGCAGGTACTTCTCGGCGTCTGATATGCGACGCTCGGCCTTTCCCTTGTCTTCGGGCCTAATCGGCATCTATCGCCTTCTCCCAGTGCTTGCAATCGTCCACCCAGGGCGAGTACATCTGGAACACGTTGACGTCGCAGTCCACCATGCGTTTGCCGTCCCCGTCCACCGTCTCGTCTGACTTGTGGGCGCAGGTGTCACAGTTCTTCTCGGTCATATCTCCTCCAACAACTTGAAAAGGTCGACGGCTATGCGCGAGTTCGCGGTGGAGAGCTGGTTGTACTCGTACGACAAGGTTGACCTCGACGCCTGCTTGACCCTCACCTCGTCGAGCGTCGAATCCGGTGCCGAGTCGATTGCCGCGAGCCTGTCCTTTATATGGGACATCCTCGCGTTGTTGCCCCTGTAGACGGACAGCTGCGATAGCACCAGCTCCCTCTGCGCCACGCCGAGCCTGCCGGCGCGATCCTCGACCGCCCTCTCGAGCTTGCTCTTGGTCGCCATGCGTTCCTTCCCGAAACCGCCCGAAACCGCCCCGAGCCGCCCCGACCGCGATCGAGCGAAGCAGTACCGAAATCGGGACATAGAATTTTGCAATAAGTGTACCACAATCGGGATAGCTAGGTGGTCATGGGAAAAATCCTGGACAAATTGCTCGGGGTGGACCGCGTCGCGGTGTCGTCGGCCGTGGAGACGGTCGGCACGAGGCCGTACACGTCGGGCTGGAACGGCTCGATGTACCAGCAGGTGCTCGTGCGCTCCGTGATAGAGCGGTTCGCCATCGCCTGCTCGAAGCTCAAGCCCGAGGTGAAGGGGACGGCGAGGCCGAGGGTCAGGCGCGCCGTCGAGACGAGCCCGAACCAGTTCCAGACGTGGCCGAGCTTCCTCAACAGGTGCGCCACGCTCTACATGAACAACACGACGGTGTGCGTCGTCCCGACGTACAGCCCCGGCTCCGATGTGCAGTGCGGGTTCTACCCGCTGCCGCTCGCGTGGGCCGAGGTCGTGGACCACGCCGGGGAGTTCTGGCTGCGCTGGACGATGCCCGATGGCGGTGTGCGCGCCATCGAGCTGTCGCGGGTCGCGATAGTCAACCGCTTCCAGTACGTGAGCGACTGGTTCGGCGACGGGAACATCCTGGCGAACACGCTCACGATGCTCAAGGCACAGGAGGACGCGCAGAAGCAGTCGATCAACGATTCCGCTCAGATACGCTTCATCGGCCAGCTCAACGGCCAGGTGCGCCCCGAGAACATCGAGCAGAAGCGCGACGACTTCTACAAGAGCAACCTGTCGGGGGCCAACGAGACGTCGCTCATGCTCTACGACGCGACGTTCGCCAACATCGAGCAGCTCAGGGCGCAGAACTGGACCATCCCGACCGAGGAGATGGAGCGCATCGAGAACAACGTGTTCGACTACTTCGGCATCAACCGCAAGATCCTCCAGAACAACTACGACGAGAACGCCTGGGACGCGTTCTACGAGGGCTGCATCGAGCCGTTCGCGCTCGCGCTCGGCGAGGCGATGTCGCAGGCGACGTTCACCATGCGCGAGCGCCCGAACAACAAGATCACGTTCAGTTCGAACAGGCTCGAGTACGCGGCCGCGTCCTCGAAGCGCAACATCAACAAGGACATGACCGACCGCGGAATCATGACCATCAACGAAGGCCGCGAGGTGCTCCAGCTACCGCCGATAGACGGTGGCGACATCTTCATCCTGCGCGGCGAGTACAAGGTCGGCCATACGTTCGAGGAGATATTCCAGGCCCAGCAGGCTGCCGCGGCGGCGAAGTCGGCTGGCCGCGTGCAGAACGCGGACGAGGACCGTGACGGCCTCGACGCCGACACCATCCGCGGCGACTCGGACGGCTACGGCTCGCCCGGGGACACCGACACGGGCGACGTCACCTCAACCAACCAGGACCGATGGTCCGAGAACTCTGCCTAAAGGAGGCTCCAGATGCCCGCGAAACCAGAAGAGAGACAGTACCGCATGATGAGCACCCCGCTGTTCGACCCGATGCTCGGCGCGGCGGTGGACGACGAGGGCAACGAGACGCCCGCGAACCGCTTCGAGTCCACCCATTACGTCGAGGGGTACGCCACGACGTTCGAGGACCCGTACACGCTGTTCGAGGGTCGCGACGGGTGGAAGTACATCGAGGTCATCGACCGCCACGCGCTCGACGGCGCCGATTTCTCTGACGTCATCTTCCAGTACGACCACGAGGGGCGCGTGTACGCCCGCAACACCAACAACACGCTCTACTTCGAGCCGAACGACCACGGCCTGTTCATCGCGGCGGACCTGTCGAAGACCAGCCTTGCGCGCCAGATGCACGAGGACATCGCCGCAGGTAACGTCACGCGCATGAGCTGGGCTTTCGTCCCGTCCGAGGAGACCTACACCGAGGACAGGGAGAACAAGGTGTTCACGACGAGGATCACGCGGGTGTCGAAGGTCTACGACGTCTCGGCCGTGTCGTATCCCGCCGACCCGAATACAGAGATCAGCGCACGGAACCTCGTTAACGGAGAGATCGAGGCACGCCGGCTGCGGGAGTCGCAGCAGCGCAACATGGAGCGCAGGCGCAGGGAGATTGCGCTGCGAGCCAAGGCAATGTCAATCAGGTTCAACTAGGAAGGAGAAGTCATGGACTTCACCGCAATGGACGCTCGGGCCTACCGCGGCCTGAACGCCGACCAGTACCAGGAACGCCGTTCCATGGTGCTGTCCCTGGCAGAGAACATGCCAGAGGACGCCACCATCGAGCAGATGGACGCCATCGACGCCGAGGTCGCCATCATCGCCGACGAGCAGGAGCGCCGCAACAAGCTGGTAGAGATTCGAAACCAGAAGGCAGCAGAGGTCATCGGCGGCGCCGGCAAGGTCGTCACCACGACCGCCGAGAAGCGCGTCTCCGTCAAGAAGGACGACTCGCTCGGCACGCGCGCGTGGGAGGCCCTGAAAGAGCGCGGCTTCACCCGCGACAAGTGCTTCCAGCTCTCCGACATCGCGTTCCGCACGGCTGGCGACCTGCAGACCGTCGCGGCGCTCGACGGCGAGAACAGCCCGAACTACTACGACTACATGCTCACGCAGGTCGACCCGACCATCCGCGAGGGCTATCGCCGCGAGCTGACCGTGTGGAACCTGTTCAACCACGAGAAGACCGAGAAGGATACCGTGACCTGGTTCAACGAGGGCACGATGGAAGGCGACGCCGGCATGACCGCCGAGGGCGGCGCGTTCTCCGAGCTGACCGTCGACGACCCCGTCGCGAGCTCCGCCTCGCTCAAGAAGGTCACGGCCATCTGGCACCAGTCCGACGAGATCCTGACCGACGCCCCGCGCTTCGTCTCGCACGTCAACTCACGCGCCGACTACCGCATGGACGTCAAGGCCGAGGACCAGATCGTCTCCGGCAACGGCGCCGGCAACAACATCACCGGCATCCTCAACGCGAGCGGCATCATGACCGCGACCGCGTCCGCGTTCGACCTTTCCTTCATCGAGTCGCTGCTCGACAAGAAGACGGCCATTCGCAAGGCCACGCCGCATTTCACGGTGGACACCCTGCTCGTGGCGGACGAGGACTACGACACGCTCCAGAAGCTGCGCAACGACTCCGACCAGTACGTGCTCGGCGGCCCCGTCGGCGTCATCTACGGCAACAAGGTCACCGTGGGCGACATCCTGTGGCGCACCATCAAGATGGTCCCGACGCCCGCCCTCACGAGCGGCACCGTGATGCTCGGCGCGTTCAAGGACGGCGCGACCATCTACGAGCACGTGACCGGGCGCCGCTTCGACGTCGGCTACGACGGCACTGACTTCAGCCACGGACGCGTGACGTTCCGTGCTTACCAGCGCTTCGCCCTCGCAGTCGAGTACCCGAAGGCGTTCTGCAAGTACACGGTCGGATCCGGCTCGTCCGGCCTGTCGGCGTAAGGGCGGTAGCGGCATGAACGTCATCGCAAGGGTGGACTTCCACGACAACCTGCGCGGCGTCGACCGCAAGGCCGGCGAGGAGTTCGTCGTGACGCGCGAGCGCTACGACGAGATCAACGCGGCCGGCGAGGCCAGCTGGTACGGCGCGCCCCTCGTCGAGGAGGTCGTGCGCACGGTCGAGGCCAAAGGCGTCGAGACCCCCGAGTCGCGCGCGTCCAAGGCGCCGGCGAAGCGCCGTTCCACGGGGAAGGCCAAGTAGTGGCGCTCCTCGACGACATAAAGGTGTTCGTACGCCAGACGGGCAGCGCGCTCGACGTGCAGTGGAAGGCGCTCATCGCAAAGGCGCTCGCCGACATGGAGGACAAGGGGGTGGACCCCGAGCTGCTCGAGCTCGACTACGACGGCTCGCTGGAAGACCCACAGGTGCTCGTGGCGGTGGCGACGTACTGCCAGGCGCACGGCGGTTTCGTCGACAACAACGCGGCGAGCCGCCTCAACCAGTCCTACCTCGACCAGGTGTGCCACCTGATGCACCATCATCCCGTTACTAAGTCGGCGAGCGTGGAGTCGTCGGTGGCCGCCGCGATGGCGAGCAGGGGCGAGTAGCCATGCGCTGGTCTGACACGTGCACGCTCGTGGCAAAAAGCTACGAGCCCGACTCAGAGGGCGTTCCGCAGCCGCGCGAGGTACGCACCGAGGTCTTCTGCAACGAGTACTCGATAGGGGCCAACACCTGGTCGTCCATGTACGAGATCGGTATATCGGCCGACGCCGAGATACAGGTGTGGACCTGCGAGTACTCGGGGCAGCGCGACGTGCTCTACAAGGGCACGTGGTACTCGGTCGAGCGCGTGAAGGTCGAGCAGCAGCACGGCGGGGACTTCACCCGCCTGACGCTGCGCCACCAGAAGTCAGACGACGATGAGAAGGACGGCGAGGAGGAGCATGACGATGGGAGCTAGGAACCTGACATGCGACCTCGACGGCTTCTCGGCCGCTATCTCGTCGCTCGTAGGGGACATACCGGCGTCGTGCACCGAGGCGGCGAACAAGGCCGTCGCCCAGTCCGTCCGCAAGGGCGCCAAGACCGTCCAGGCCCACGCAAAGAAGGGCGGGGTCCACGAGTGGTCGGGCAAGTACGTCGGGGGGTTCACGTCGCACGTCACGCCCGGCGTCGTCGCGTCCGGCGAAATAGGCAACAAGGCGAAGCCGGGGCTGGTCCACCTGCTCGAGAAGGGCCACGCGACGCTCACGGGCAGGCGCACCCGCGCCTTCCCGCACATGGCGCCGGCCTTCGAGGAGATACAGGACGACTTCGTCGAGCGGATGGAGAGGGCCGTGGGGGAGGCGCTGCGATGAGCCACGAGGACGTATACGCCGCCGTCTCCGCGATCGTGCCCTGCTGCCACATGGAGTGGCCCGACGACGCCATGCCGCCGGTTCCGTTCGCCTGCTACCTGCTCGACCGCGAGGACCCGATCTGCGCCGGCGACGAGCAGGTCGCGTCGAGGCTCCGATGGAACGTCGAGCTCTACGAGAGGCGCCGCGACAAGGCGCTCGAGAAGAGGCTCGGCGACGCGCTCCGCGCAAGGTTCGGCGCGGTCAGGCGCGAGGAGCAATGGATAGAGAACGACAACCTCCTCGAGGTCGTCTACACGTTTTACCAGATAGAAGGAGAATCAGATGGTTAACAAAGTACGCTACGGCCTCAAGAACGCCAAGTACTCGGTCTACAGCGAACAGTCGAAGATCTACGGGTCGCTCAAGCCCCTGCCCGGCGCCGTGTCGCTGAGCCTGTCCCGCGAGGGCGGCGACAGCTCCGACTTCTACGCCGACGACGGCATCTACTTCACGTTCAGCGGCACCAACGGCGGCTACTCCGGCGAGCTCGAGGTCGCGCGCATCACCGACCAGGTCCGCATCGACCTGCTCGGCGAGATCGCCGACTCCGCCACGGGCGTCCAGTTCGAGACGACCACCGCCGAGCCGCCGCAGTTCGCGCTCGTCTGCGAGATGCAGGGCGACCAGTACCCGATCGGCTTCGTGTTCTACAACTGCAAGGCTTCCCGACCCGAGATGAACGCGAACACCAAGAACGAGTCCCCCGATGTGGACACCGACACGCTCAACATCCGCATCGCCGCGCAGACGTTCATCTACGGCGACAACTCCGTCCCGTTCGTCCAGGGGCACATCGAGAAGACCGCAGACAACACCGCGAAGTACACCGCGTTCTTCGCGTCGATCGTCACGCCCGGCGCGTCCGGCCTGAGCGCCTAGCGGGTGTAGCGGATGTTCACCGTTGAGATCGACGGCAGGACCGTCAACGCCGACGTGACGTTCTACACGGCGCAGCTCTACGAGGCGGAGTTCCGCGGCGACGTCATCCAGGAGCTCTTCTCCATGCAGGACGACATCATGGACGGCATGGTGATAACCGAGGAGGACGGCGAGACGGTCGCCAGGTACGACCTTTCCAGGATCGACCTCACCAAGGTCGGCTGGCTCGCGGTCAACAAGCTGCTCTGGGCGGCCGTCAAGACCGCCGACGAGACGACCCCAGGTTACCAGGCGTGGTGCAAGAGGACGCGCGGCGTGGACATCTGGGCCGTGCGCGACGTGCTCATGGCCGAGCTGTCCGACTGCTTCTTTCGTCCCGGAACTGCCGAAGCGCAGGTCGAACTCGAAAAGAAGGACGGACAGGTCGAATAGGCCCTACTCGCGGATGGCGATGTGCGCGCTGTCCGCGGGGCTTTCCTGGGCCGACCTCCGGCACATGAAGTACACGCACCTGATGCAGCTCCTATGGGAATGGGAGGACATGAACGGCGCCGACGTGGACGAGTACGTCGACGCGACGGGGGCCGACGTGATGGCCCTCATGAGATTGTGAGGTGAGCAAGATGGCCGACGCCTTCCGCGGCCTGACGATACGGCTGGGAGCCGACGCGCGCCCGCTGAACTCGGCCATCAACTCCATAACGAAGAGCGCGGGGCAGGCGCAGGCGCAGATGAACCGCCTGTCCAAGGCGCTCAGGATGGACCCGTCGTCGGTCAAGGCGATGGCGGCGCGCATCGACCTCGCGGGCGACAAGACGATGCTCGCCGCTAGGCAGGCGCAGGTGCTCCGCAAGGCGATGAGGCAGGCCGCCAACGAGACGCTGGTGTTCAGCGAGCGCAGCGGAATCGCGAGCGGCAAGATCCGCGCCGTGGCGGCCGACACGAAAAGCGTCTACTCGGCGACCCAGAAGCTCAGGAGCGAGGCGACCCATTACGCAGCCGACCTCCAGCACGTCTACGACGCGCTCAAGCGCTCGGCCGTCGCGAGCAAGTCGTTCTCGAGCATAAACTCCTGGAAGAAGGCCGACAAGTTCGTCAAGGGCCTGCAGAGCTCGCTGTCGCGTACCGGCCCGGTCGTGGACAAGGCCAAGGAGAAGATACGCCAGCTCTTCGCAACGATAGACGCCGAGGACGAGGTGTTCAAGAGCTTCGGCGTCGCCGCGGGCGAGGTTGGCAAGCTGGAGGACATGTTCTGGGACCTCCGCGCCGCGTTCAAGGCCGCAGACTCAGACCTCAAGTCCATGAGCAAGGTCGAGGGCTACCGTGCTATCGAGAGCAGCGTGGCAGCCGTGAAAGCCGAGCTGAGGGGCGCCGCTGCCGAAGCGGTCCGCTTCAGGTCAGAGCTCTACGCGGCCGGGAGCTCGCAGGGCATAGCGAACGCCGTCGCCGACGCCAGAAGGCTCGACGCGGCGCTCGAGCAGTCGTCGAACTCAGCCAAGGAGATGCGCGCCGCGTTCAAGGCGATGCCGACGTCAACCGCCGCAGCCATCTCGAAGATACGGGCGACGGCCGACGCCGAGGACGTCCTGAAGGCGAAGATAGACGCGGTCAACAACGCCATAAGGAAGATGGAGGGCAACGCCGGCGCGTCGAGGCTCGAGGCGTCCGGCGAGAACCTCTACCTGGCGTTCGAGAAGGCCGCGCAGAAGGCCGAGAAGCTCGAGGTCGCCGAGTCGCGCGTGAAGGCGAGGCTCGAGGGCCTTGAGGACGAGCTGAAGGAGCTCGACTTCATCGGCCCGACCCAGCAGGCGCGCCGCGGGTTCGACGACATAACAAGCGACATCGAGATGACGTCGGCGGCGCTCGACAAGCTCGCGTCGAAGAAGAACAAGGCGGACTCCCAGCTCGCCGACGCCTCCGGCGCGAAGGCGCTGCGCGAGATGCGCAACGAGGCCGAGAAGCTCAAGGCCGAGCTCGCCACCATAAACCTCAACAAGTCGCTGCTGTCGAAGCTCGGAGGCGTCGGGCAGGCGTTCAGGCAGTTCGGCTACGGCCTATACTCGACGGTGACGCCGGCCGTCATGATGGCGGGGCGCTACGCGGTCCAGGCGGCCGAGGATATAGATTCGGCGTACCGCGACATGCGCAAGACCGTCAACGGCACCGACGAGGACTTCGAGGCGCTGAGGGAGGACGCGATCGAGTTCTCCAAGTCGCACGTCACGAGCGCCCAGCAGATGCTCGAGATCGAGGCGATCGGCGGTCAGCTCGGTGTGGCGGTATCCGACCTCCGCGACTTCGCGCACACGGTCTCGAACCTTGACATCGCGACGAACATGGAGTCCGAGGACATCGCGACCAACCTCGGCAAGATGGCGTCGGTCATCGGCATCAACGTTGACCAGTACGACAACTTCGGCGACGCGCTGGTGCGCCTGGGCAACAACATGCCCGTGATGGAGTCCGACATCATGAACCTTACCACCCGCTACATGGGCATGGGCAAGGTAGTCGGGATGACCGCGCCGCAGATGCTCGCGTGGTCGGCGGCGGCGTCCGCGACCGGCCAGCGCGCCGAGGCCGCGGGCTCTGCGATGCAGCGGTTCATATCGAAGATGGAGACCGCCGTCGTCGGCGGCGGCGATGACCTCGACAAGTGGGCCAAGGTCGCCGGCATGAGCGCGGACGAGTTCGCCGACGCGTTCGGCAAGGACGCGAGCGGCGCCATGTACAGGTTCGTCGAGGGCCTCGGGAAAATACAGAAGGAAGGCGGCTCCGTCAACCAGACGCTCGCCGACCTCAAGATCAACAACGTCCGGGACAAGCAGCTGCTCGAGGGCCTCGCCCAGCAGATGGCAAACAGCGCCGACGGCGCGAGCCTGCTGGCGCGCGCCCTCCAGATGTCGCAGGACGCTTACGACGGCATGGCGACGGTCATGTCCGACGGCTCGGTCGAGCTGGCCGGCGACGCCATGCGCGAGGCCGAGAAGAAGTCCGAAGGGTTCTCGGGCGAGCTCGGCAAGATGACCAACAAGGCCAAGGCGCTCGCCATGGAGGCGGGCGAGGCCGCCACGCCCATCATCCACGACCTCGGCGAGTCGTTCGAGCAGCTGACGGGCCTCGTCCAGTCGATGCCCGACGACATGCAGACGAAGGTCGTCGGGCTTGCAGGAGGGCTTGCCGCCCTCGGCCCCGCGTCAGTCGCGCTCGGCACGACGTTCAGCGCGCTCGGGAACGTGAGCGGCGGCATAAACGCGTTCGGCGGCAAGCTCGTCGAGGCGAGCGCGAAGCTCGACCCGATCGGGCCGAAGATGCAGTACACGTCGAAGGCGGGCGCCGCGCTCGGGCGTATGTTCGGCAGCGTGGGCAAGGTGCTCGGCTCGAGTGCCGGCATCCCCGCCGTCGCAGGCGCAGCCATCGCCATCGGCCTCATATCGGACGCCGTCGGGACGGCGGTCAAGCGCTACGAGGAGTACAAGGGCGCGACGGAGGGGTTCGTCGAGGCGACCGCGAAGATAAAGGCGGCGGCCAAGGCGACCGAGAAGGATTTCAGGGAGCAAGGCGAGGCCCTGTCCGGGTCGCTGTACGACGCGGGATCGCTCAAGGAGGCCACGGAGCGCGTCACGAGGGAGAACGCCGAGCTGAGCGCGTCCATATCATCGACGATCGACGAGGCCGTGGGCAAGGGCGCCGAAATTCAGTACTACGGCGACCTTATCAACGACCTCGCGGGCAAATGCGAGGGCAGCGCCGGGAAGGTCGCGCTGCTCAAGGACGCGCTCGAGAAGTTCAACGAGCTGGCCGGCACCGACTACTCGGTCATCAACAACTACACGGGCGACATCAGCGCCCTCAACGACGAGATAGAGCGCAACATCGAGCTCGTGCAGCAGCGCGCGCTCGCCAACGCCTTCGCCACCGCGACGCAGGGGACGGCCGACCAGATAGCCGAGACCTCCGTCGAGATACAGAAGAACGAGAACGTCATCGAGGAGAACGGCAACGCGCTCAAGGAGTACGGCATCGTCGCCGAGGACACGTTCAACGGCACGGCGGCGAGCGCGGACGGCGCGAGGCAAGCGGCAGAGAACCTCGCGAAGGCCGGCGTCATAGGCCAAGACGACGTGGACAAGGTCGCCGAGCTGGCCCAGGGCTACATGTCCAGCAAGGAGAACGTCGAGAAGCTCACGCCGCAAGTCGAGAACCTGCAGAAGGAGCTCGACACCGCCGCGAACGCCTACGACAAGCAGCGCGACCGCGTCGAGAAGACTCAGGACGCGCTCGAGAAGGAGGCCGAGGCGGCGAGGACCGCCACGACGTACCAGAAGGAGCTCGGCGAGGGAGCGTCCTTCGAGAAGGTCGCGAAGAAGGCGGGCTACGCGAAGGACGAGACCGACAAGTTCTCACAGGCGCTCTTCGGGGCAGGCATCAGCGCGGGCGAGTTCGCCGAGATGGGCACCGCCCAGTTCATGAAATGGGACAGGCAGGCCGCGACGGCTACGTCGAACGTCGAGGACCAGATCAGGCTCGTGGGCGCCGCGTGGTCGGTCGTGAACACGATGCAGATAGACCCGAAGCACGTGAAGATCACCGACGACGGCTCCATACAGCTCATCCAGGACAAGCTCACCGAGGTTGAGAAGCAGAAGCTCGTCGAGCTCGGCGTGAAAGTCAACGACGACGGCACCATCCAGGGGCTTTCCGACTTCATCGACTCACTCACGTCGTCGAACAAGAGCGTCGAGGTGAATGTCGAGAGCAAGGGCGCCGAGGAGGTCGCCGATGACGCGAGCACCATCGAGGAGAGCATGGACGCGGTCGACGGCGATACCTCGACGGTCGGGTTCGAGGCCGAGGGAGCCGACACCGTCATAGACGCGACCGAGGCCGTCAAGGAGGCGGCCGAGAACGGTTTCTCCGAGATAACCGTCACGGTCAACACGAACGCCAACGAGGTGATAACCTCGCTCGACTCGCTCAACGGCTACGAGCTCGGCGAGAAGAAGGTCACGGTCAACGACAACGCCGAGGACGTGAAGGGCAGGCTCGACGAGATCAACGGGTACAAGCTCGACCCGAAGTCGGTGAACGTGTCCGTCACCGGCGGCGCGCTGTCCACCATCGCGAGCATCAGAACCGAGCTGAACAACCTCGACGGCAAGACGGCGCACACGTACGTCGTCGTGCACAAGAGCACCGAGGGCAAGACGGCCACTGGCGCGATATTCAACTCGCGCGGCAAGATTCCGCTGAACGCGGCGGGCGCCCTGAACGGCATCGTCACCAGGGCGATGATGACAAACATAGGATGGGTCGGCGAAGCCGGCGCAGAGGCCGTCATGCACATGCGCAACGCGGGGGGCGCGGTGATCCCGCTATCGAACAGGCGCTACGTAAGGCCCTTCGCGATGGCCGTGGCAGCCGAGATCGGGGGCCGCGGGCAATCGCAGCCGCAGGTGGTCAACAACTACAGCATAAACGGCGTGACGTTCCCCGAGGGCAGCGACGGCGCCATCGCGCTCCAGGCGCTCGCGAAGGCGCTCAAGGTCGAGGCAGGTAGGTAGACATGGCGAAAGGCAAAGTGACAAACCTAACCATATCGCTCAAGCCGGGTTCGGAGAA